CCTTCTTTACTGACCAACTGTAAAGTCAAGGCAGTATTATTAGCAGTGATCCGTGTATTACGTTCTGCAACCGCCAAAGGAATATATGCAGGATAAGTCTTAGCATGACTATTACCTGCAGCCACGTTTGATGTACTACTACTTAGGTTCAATAATGTATTATTAGCAATACTTGCAATTCGTCTAATTTGGCTATTAATTGAAATATAATCATTGATGTCGTACTGAGCTAGGAATTCAGTACTTGTTCCGGTCACAATAGCATTGTTCACCATAACTGTACCAGATTTAGCAGGTGTAGCAACGTTAGCGCTAGATGTAGGCATAATAATAATTGCACGTTCTTGCACTGAATTAAGTGTTGCATCTCCATATGGGAATTGATAACCGGCAGCTAGACCAGCTCCGACCAATGAACCATTACTAGCAGATATGTTAAAGCTGGAAGTTGAGCTGTTTGTTCTATAAATATAATTAATATTACTGAGTGTAGAGACCGCAGTCTTAGTAGTAGGAATAACTAAACTTGATAAGTTAGAGTCCTTTAAGACAGCATCACCGTTCTCTAAGACAAGATCAGCAAGACCGTCATTTACAGATACGCCATTATACGATACTGCTCTTACTGCTGTAAAGTTTTTACCAGTGTTCATCTTAATGTCAGTTAGGTACAGTCTATATTGCCCAAGTGGAGTACCTGGTGTTCCAACATCATATGCCATTGACATTAGACGGGCTGTACCAATTTCAGAACCAGGAGCAGTGATCACTCTGGACTCATCAGTGATATTTTGAGCAGCTGTATCACGTAGAGATATAGTAGCACCGAAGTCGAAGTTACCTAGGAACTCATTGACATAGACGTAGTTACCATAGTTAACACCTAGGAACTGGGATAAATCTGTACGCGTATCTGTACCCTTACGGACAGGTACTCTTAAGTTCTCTGAGTTCTCTACTCTGTAACCTTCAACGAAGGCAAGACCCTTAGATGTTACGCTGTTAAAGTACGTGGTATTAGCTGCTTCTGTCGATAAACTGAATGGATCAACTACGTAGTTGCCTGACTCTTCGAAGGTACGACGAGCAAGTTCACGACCAAGGGTTGAGTACTCAGTCTGTTGCTTTAAACGAACAGGTGATCCATTCTGCCACTCGACCAATGAGAAAAAGTTGTTTGAAGGAAGCGCGTCTGTATTAGCAACAAACAGTGACGGTGTTAACTTAAGACGATTAGCACCAGGAGCATTTGCATTGGTATAACCAGATGCATTATCAGCCAATGAAGGATCTTGTAGTTCATCAATAATTTCTTCTGTAGTGATAAAACCGACTGACACATTGTTAGGAGCAGAGTTATACTTAGATACTATTGAAGTAATATTATTAGCGACTCTAATAAAGAATCCTTTTTGAAATACGATACCTTCAGACACACCAAATGAGTAACCATTACCTACAGGATCAAATGTAGAATTGGCAACGCGCATAGTATATTCATTGACAATACTTGCAGTGTCTGATGGATCAGTATTAGAATAGAATGTTAATTGATCATCAGCCGAGAATTGTTTTTCACCTGATGTACCTGAGTTCAGATACTTTACAAAGATCGTATTCAAATCAGGGGTCTGAGATTCTAGACCGAGCACTGAATTGATTACGATAGCCTGCAGATTAGATGTAGCAGCCAGCGCTCTATATCCAACAAACTGATTAGGATTTGTTATTTGACCATCTACTCTTAGATCAAGAAGTTTTACGTAATAGTACGCAGAGTCAAAGATGAAGTTACACCCCTTGATGATCGTACCTTCAGCAAAGATATTATCGCCAAACCGTTCAATTTGATTCTGCAGAATAGTCTGCAACTGTGTAAGCTCACGGGCTTGTACAGGGACAGCTGGCCTAAACATGATACGATGAAAGTTCTTAGTCTCATCGAAATCATCAAAATATGGATCGATATTTAGATCTGTGTCAAGCGCCATTTAAGTCCTCTTAGTAAAATTTCAAGACAAGTTTAACTTGCTCTGATTGGTTATTAGCTCTGATTACAGGATTAATATTCTCTGCGTAAAGTATATCACCACTATATTTAACAAGATCTGCAGGCCGAATTGCAGAAATTGTTGCAATTTTAGTACTATCTGCGGATTGAAGATACTTTCCACCGGCTTCAAATACACCCTTAACTCCAGTAAGATAGAAATCATACGTTATACTATCAGCAGTTTCTATATTATTTATATACCCATATGCACCATTAGCACCAGGAGTATCTTGTTGACAATAGTCATCAATGACAAACGGCATTGAACCTACATTATATGTTCCAGTTAACTTAGTTGTTTGGACAAAGATAGTAGATGGACCATTGACGGATGTTACATTAGCTACAGTAGCTGAATTAGCACCAACAATACTTAAACCAGTAACAAAGTTTCCTGCAACATTATTCAATTTTATGACTGTACTATTAGAAGATTGTACGGTCCCAATTATGGAATATTGTGCATTTGCCAGTAAAGCAGTAGTAACATACTTATTAATAAGTATAACATCTGTATTAGCAAATGTCCTATTATAAAATCTAATAGCATTACTATTGACAGTAAAAGATGTTGCTGTAGTATTAGATGGCAAAATGGACTTATTGATATACTTTTCACCATTGATTGATACAGAGATTGAATTATTAACAGTAGTATAAGAAAAAACTGTATTAGATGCATCCCGGCCATATATATAATCGGAGGAAAAACCAGCCGATATAGCATTAATTACACCATTTGTTGTTTGTACACCTACTTTAAAGATCGTAGAAGCAACCGTGAACCTACCAATGTCTGCTCTTACAACGACCGTATTACCTGTTTTATTAATAACAACACCAGTAGCCGAAGTCGGACTAGTTTGTCTAACGACATCATTTGTAACTATAGCTGATGCTGCAGTAAGTTGACAAGAAACATAGTTACCAACAGTATATGAATATCTAAGATCTTGACTTATGAACGAATTGATAGCAGTATTATTGCCAATATTTTGAATGACCGTTTCACCTACTTGAAAACCTACTGTTGTATTGCATGTTAATTCAATATTAGCAAATAGTGGATCTTTAAGAATACCGATTGTTGAATAGTCATTAGTAATTGAAATAGTATTTGATTCACTATTTGCAAACGTTACAGATATACCGACTTTATTACCATTTAATTCTGACAAGATGTTTGAGCCGTGTCCACCACGTGGAGATATAATGGCTCTAGCTACTGCACTATTAGTAAGCACTGTGCCAGTATTTCCTGTAATATTGACATTGGCATAAGTATAGTCATAACCACCTGAAATCACTTCAACACGGTCAATTGCATTGATACCATTAACTATGGAAATAGCTTTAGCTCCATATCCGTCTCCAAGTACATTAACTTTTGGAGCTATCTGATATGCCGATGTTAAATCAGGCTGAGGTGTAAATGCAGAATCAACTGTGATCTGATAAGAATTGGCTATAACATTATAATCAATGATAGATCTGACTTGTCCAGCTCCAGTCCCTGAAGCTATATAGACTGCAGACCCAGTATAAAACCCAGTATTAGCAGAGCCATTACTGATGCTATGAATTAAGATGTTACCACCTATGGATATACTAGTAAAGTATCCACTAGAAAATGATACGTAATTATTTCCACCAGATGATACAAGAATTGAATTAATTGAACCATTAGTTGAAAACTCAGTCACTGAAGTATTAACTACGATAGGCATATATGCAGTGGTTGCAAACTTACTAAATGTAGTTGAATCAACACTGTACATGTACTTCCAAAAATAACCATCTGCCGTCATATAAATTTCGTCATCGGCTGCAGTTTCTGATAATTTAGGTTGGCTAGTAGATGCTATACCGCCTGCGTTTTGAATACATTTAAATACGTGGTATGCACCGTTCTCATATGAAACGGTAAAGAAGTTTTTAGTATAAAGATTTGCATCTGCATCATCATATGCTGTATATACAGTACCAGATACCCAATCATACCGATCAACCATCTGCTTAACATCATTAGTGGTTACTAATTTACCAAAAATAAGTTCTTCAAAGATCTGATACTCTGTTTCATTTACAGAATCAGTAATAGTCTGTGGATATGATGTGATTGATGGTGTATGTCTTGCAGTGAAGACATAATATTGTGAATTTGCCAGATCTCTAATAGGATTATAGTAGTCGATACTATTTCTGATATTAAAGAGTTTTGTATTTGATACTACAGTCATTATTATATCTCTTTATTATGTTGTTGTGATAACTACGCCAGGAGTATCAACGTTGATATCTTGACCAGTTCGCAATATAGTCTTACCAAATAGTTCTGTACCAGATACGTGCAGCAGTCTCTTCAAGATGTCTGAATACGTATTCAGTGATAGATTAGATTGGATCTCATAGGAATATTCTTGATAGTATACATTATCATGGATATATTTATCTAGATTTAACTTGCCGTTATTATTTTTCCAGAAGCCATCGCCTACACCTTGTTTTTGTACAACAGCAGTTCCAAAGATACTTTGATTCTGTGTATTAGCAGGAATTAGTTCTAATTCGCTATTTGCAGTATATCCAAATCCAGAAGAGAGAATATCAATAGTTGTAACGATACCTTCAGCCGTTTTAACTGCTGTATTTACTACAGCATTAAAGCCCATATATGGAACATTGGCTGATTCTATTAGAACTAGATCTGCATTAGCAGCACCAAATAAAGTGCCATTATCATCAGCACTATCTACTGGTGATCCTGCAACAAAGTTGTAATCGTAAGATGTTCGTCTAACCGTTAATGTAGTATCAGTGACAGTCTTAATGATCCCATCAGCTATAGCATATGCTGTATCTGGAGTCACTACAGATACTGCACCATTAGCACCTGATACTTGACCGATGATATTATTACTTATAACAAACGTACCACCAAAGTCTGTGACTATTACTGCAGTAGTATTAGTAGAGACTACTATACCAACAGCAGCAGAGGTCTGTTGAATGACTCCTTCGCCGATAGCAAACGCGCCTATATTAGATGACATGACTATAGTGGTTCTAGGAATTGGAACACTCTGAATTAACTTTTGACCCGGTGAAAATAGACTATTAGTATTTGAAATAGTTATTGAAATATCTTTATTGCCTATACTAGCAACTTTAGCATCTCTAATAGTCACCAAAGGATTTACGTTATAATCATTACCAGGATTAATAGATGATATTCCACTGATAGTACCAATATTTGCAGTAGTAGTTGATAGCGCAGTATACATGACATCAGCATAACCAACATTATTATTTCCAGGAAATCCATAACCTACAGTACCTGAATTAGTACCATCCAATAGCATATCTAAGAACGGAACTCCAACACTATTATTAGCAGACAATAAGTCAGTATATAGCGTCACTGTTTCACTGTTTACTAGTGATGCAACTTTAAATGATGCTCCACTACCAGTATTATAAAGACTACCACCATTTGCAGATGATGCTTGTCTAAACATCCAGACTGCTGCATTTGAGAAAGTATAGACAGAATTAGAGTACAGTACTAACTCCGTGTCAGATGTTACAGACTTTACTACACCGATATATCCAGTATTTGCTCTAAAGTATAATATATCATCAGCAGAAATTAAGCTGGTATTAGTAGCAAACCATGTACTTGTACCAGATACATTCGGTGTTGCAGTATTAGAAGCTAATTTGCCAAATACTGCCATTTGATTATATGCTTTAATATAAGCATTTGCACGTAACGTTCCAATGATATTATATAGACCTACTGCCGTAGCATTCGAGGTGACTATAGATGCAGTTGTAGATAGATTAGCAGTAGATACGAATGCTGCATTAACAGATGAATTAGATAATAGTCTAATAGTTCCATTTGCAGATCCCCAATTACCGCCAGTTACCGAGATAGTCACATTACCCGATATTGTATTAGATGCTGCACTAGTTCCTATAACGTAGCCATTAGCTACTTGTGTTCCAGCTGAGCTATATCCAGATACTTGATCTAGATATGCAAACGTATTGCTTGCTCCTACAAGTGTACTATAATCAAACCGATATACTGGTTGAATTACTGTCATATAAGGATTAAAAGCACCATTTACGTTATTGATATTAATTACTGCGTTTGATACTAAAATAGTAGAGTTAGTAGTATATCCATATCCACTGTCTAATATTTCGAATGACACCTTTCCAGTACCAGATTCAATACCACGAACAACAGCTTTACCTGTTTTACCGCTTGTTCCAGTAATGTTGAATAGATCACCAAGCTTATTATTAGCACCACCAGATGTTATCGTAATCTGATTAAGTGAACCAGTAATATATGGCGATCCTTCAAGGATATTATTATCTGTAACGTATTCACCAGTTTGGAATGTGCCATCAATATTAGAAATATATACAATATCAATATCTCGGCCATTGATTTTTCTTCTGACAACATTCTCTACGAATGCTTTAGCTCCGGACTTAACACCAGTAATTTGTTTACCGACAAATGTAACGGTACGATCAGATCTAGTACATTCGATATATCTTGGTACAATCCAAATGCCGTCTGATGCCCGTAGTACGTCTGTTGACGGATCATATACGTCAATATCTTCATTGAATACTAATCTGAATAGCAGTTTATAGGACTCAGATGATCCCTTTGACTTATATAGATCTTGAATATGTTTTACAATAAATGCAGTATTAGATGCAGTTGTAGCAGGAAGCGCATTTAAGAATTCACTCTTGAAGTGATCAATAAATGCTTCAACGGTAGAATCTACATCTCTATATTCTAAAAGCTGTCTAGATTCACTACCGCCCTGATCTAACCACTCATAATAGGCCTTTGTAAAGGCTACGAATGCTGGACCTTCCTGCAGATAAAACTGCGGGAATTGAGCTTCAACTAAAGGAGCAATATATTGTTCTATGTTTTTCATTATTCACGTACAGCCGTTACTGTGACAGAGATGTCTTCTGGGATAATAGATAGTATTGTGTTATTGATAACAGAGAAGTCTTGAACAGTGGATTGTGCATATACTTTGATTGAGTCGCCGGTATAAGCTTCAATAGCTGGCATTTTAATAGTGACTGCACCTGTAGTATAGTTAATAGTTCCAACGGATGCCGCTACTACAGACTCTACATTATTATATACTGTAACAATATTAATAACCCCGGCACCATTTTCCTTTAAATATGCGGTCACATTGGCATATGTGAATGTACCAGAGATTAATGTACTAGGACTTAGTTGGTTTAGGTATGTTAAATTAAAAGATTGAGCTGTATTTACAACAGGGGAAATATTTTTTATCAATCTTGTTACTAGATTAGAACTAACAATACTAGAATCTGCACCATCAATAGCTGCAGCTAATTTACTTTGACGGAATTTAATATTAAAATCATCTAGATAGTCAGTATTATATTGAGTGACTGCATCAATAACTAAATTTTGAATCGCCGGCTGTGTCTTAGTAGATGTGTTTATATTATATGATACTGAAG